TCCAACAATTTGACAATGTACCGTAACGAGCGCTGGCGACCCATGTAAATAGATTTCCCAGGTGTGTTTGCAACCATTCGATACGACAGGTCAACTGCTACGCCTTTTGCATGGTTTGACAATGTGCCAGGTTTGCCTCGTACATCGCGCACAACCCAACTGCCATTATTCCATAGTGTTTTGTTTGAGTGTCTAACTGCGCGTGTAATCCAATAGTCCATGCCTGCTAAACCGCGTTTAACTACGGGCGCTGCGTTAACTGTGTAGGGTTTCACGCATCTTTTTTGTCGTCAGGTATAAACATGCACGCTAGGTCTGGGTCGCCCATTTTTGAGCTAATCCATGCAAGCACGCTGGCTGCGACTGGCACAATTAAACCGATAAGCACCGGGTCAACATTGTTTCGAGACAATGTGTAGATCATGATGCCAAGCAAACCGCCCTTAGTTGTTTGGTCGCCTATTTGTCTGTGTGAGTTGCTAATTTTTTTAGCGTTCATGTTTTATCCAACTTTGTGTTGTTTCGTCCCAATCAAAATTACCGTCAGGTTTAGCTGTTGGTGCTTGCCAAATGTAATTGCTGTCTAATGTCCACGATGGGTAAGGCTGTGGTGCTATAAAGTTTGTACCGTCATAACTAAACCCAATACCGACTGATCCTGTGTACTCAACATATGTCTTGTCAGTTTGTGTTGTAACAAAATCTGCGTCAGCCACGATCACATTAACAACTAACCCGTCAAGAATTTGTGCGTAGTTCATGCAACAATCCTTGCTATCACAAAACCTGCAAAACCTGCAGCGCCGTCATTTGTGCCGTTTGCTTCACCACCGCCACCGCAACCATAACTTGTACCAGCGGTCGGTTGCGTCGTCGAGCTACCACCTGTGCCACCATTAGTGCCACCAGCAGGAGCACCTGAACCAAAGAATTGCCCACCGCCACCGCCAGACGAAACATGTGTTTTCCCTGTCAATGTTGTCGGGAAATTAGCAGCCGTCAAATTAGCGTCAATGCTTGACAACGCATAACCCTGTCCACCTGTGCCAACACTTGACGAGCCAACAGCAGTTGCACCACCGCCACCACCACCGTAAAAAGGATTAGGACTAGCACCTGCACCGCCAGCAAATGTGTTTGACCCTGATGCGTTACCGCCAGCCGAATTACCAGAATTGTTACCGCCACCGCCTGAGCCGCCGTCACCGCCGACACGCTGGCCTGCAGTAGCACTGCCACCACCGCCACCGCCTAACGCGCTTTGATGCGTTGTCGCGCCTTCGAGCACTGACGATGTGCCACCTTGCGAACCTCGTAAACTGCCAACATCTAAACCGCCAGCGCCAGCGTTGCCGACCGTAACAGTCAAATTCGATGCAACAGTAAAATCGGCAAACAGGTCTAACTCACCGCCACCACCGCCACCGCTAATGTCGTTACCGCCACCGCCACCACCACCGACAGTACACAATGCAACTGTGCCAGCACCGCTAACTGTCAAAGTGCCTGACGATGTAAACACAACATACTTAAAACCGCCAACTGTGACAGTTTCTTGACCGCCCGAAATATTTAAGCCGCCACTGTTAACACCTGCAAGTATTTGCATAACTACGCTTTAAGATTGCCGACAACAAACCAAGTATTAGTATCAGTTTTTACACATGTCGCAACCGCGTACTGGGCGGTTAATTTAAGTTTTGCGCCATGGCTGTTTTGTGTCACGCCTGCGCCAGCAGTAATTGTTACTGTGCCTGCGCCTAGTTGTGCAATATTGATCTGTGTGCCAATGCCGTAAGCAACTGATGAGTTTGGCGGAATAGTAAGCGTGTTAGCACTTGCATTTGACACAGTAATTAATTTACCGTCATCAGCTAAAACTGTTGTATAACTTGCGCCAGTCTGGGCGTTAATTGCAATCATTGCTGTAGCCAGCGCGTTTTGCTCCGCTGCGGTCAATACTTGCGCCGCTGTAAAACTTTGTCGTGTTGCCATAGTTGCTCCTTAGATTACCCTAGAACATTCGTTGAATTGATGATGCCATAAACCGCGTCATTAAGTATTAACTCAAATACCAGCGTGGTTGGGCTTGTAAAGAACTCGACACGGTGACCGCTACCCACTGTGATCGTGTGCTCAACACCCTCTACTGACAATTCTTGTGCCAATTCAGTTGTACCAGCGCCACTGGTAAATGTTTTTTCTATTGTGATTGTGTCGCCTATGTCAATAATTGCCACTGTGTCGCGTTGCGCGTTACTTAACTTGTTTAGGTTTGTGGTTAGCGATGTGTAGCGCGCCTCTGGCTCAGGATTTAGCAGGTAAGTAGCTAGAGTTTGTGCTGCTGCGTCATTATGTAACAGCGACTCAGTAATGCTGGTTGTTTGTATAAAGTATTTTGCCTGACTGGCTGCATCGTCTGCGACCTCTACAGACCCACCAATAATGCTGACAGCTGCGCGATTGACTACCTGATCTGCTTCAAATGTGATGCCTACACCGTCATAAGGTATGTTCGTGCCGTCGTCGTGAAAATCCGCAACCGGGTTAGACAATGTGTTGCCAATGCGTGGCTGAAATGTTAAGTCACCGTTACGCGCCATAAACAAACGGCCCTGCTCGGCAACATTAATAGCTGAGCAATACTGCAGAGTGTTTGTGCCAGCGTCAACAGTAAACGGCGCACTACCGCCCAGCGTTTGCGTGCCTGTACTAATTGCTCGTTGTCCGATAGGAAATGCAACCTCAGGCAGGTCTAGTACTGCCGATAGTCGAGCGCTGCTTAATTCTTCGCTGACATTAAATTCTGCTAAAAATGTTTGCGCGAGTAAATAAAAATCGTCTGCACAATACACGGTCACTGTGTCAATACCGCCAAGCGCAAAATTGTAGTCATAATTGACTATGTAGCCAACAAACAAATACTCTTTAACATTTATGTCCGAGTAGCGCGCTAGTCGCACTTTGCGCATAGGCGCTAAACCCGGTTGCGCTGTAGTCGCGTCATAATACGGTGACTGCGTGTCAAATGGATTAAATATGCCGTCAGTGTCAAGCATGTTAAATGTCATCGTGCCAGCACTGAATTGATCGCCTACATCACGCCGACCGCGACGCACTGTAATTGCGTCAATGCCTGTAGTGACATCAGCAAAATTTGTTGTACCGTCAAGCACATAAGTTGTGTTGTTTAGTACACCTTGCACTGCGTCGTTAAGAATAAATGCGTCTTGTATAAATCCTGTGTCAATTTCTAAGCTGTAATTGCCAGCACCGACAACTGTTGTGCCAGCCACTACGCAACCTGTATTTGTGCTGGGCCTGCAGATCTGTTGTATGCGCGTATTGCGTTGACTACTGCCTGACCTATTTCGGCGCTAGTCGATAGACCGCCAGTGACATTCACAGTCACACCGCCACCCATGCCACCCATTTGAGATAACGGGATTATTGCCTCTGGGCCTTTTTCGCCAACCATCGCTAATGTCGGTCGCGTTACAACGCCACCGTCAGCAAATCCTGGTATGTCAAAACCTGGAAAATCAAAATTACCGACCTGATTTTTTAAATCAATTAGATCGCGCAAACTACCAATTAGAACACCTAACGGCCCTGTAACAACCATGATGCTGTTGCCAAACATGTCAAACGCGCGTGACATTGCTTTAAATTTGACTTCTAAAAATACCATTGCTGCAGTCAACGCAATAACGGCAGTTGCAACTAGCACATATGGGTTGGCACTGGTAGCAACATTTAGCGCAATAGTTGCCAGTTTTGTTGCAACTAATGTGGCTTGATAAATTTTCATAGCAACATTGGCTGCAATTACTGCGGTAGCAACTGCACCAATTACTCCAACAAATATTAAGAACACTCTTGTGTTCTCTTGTGCAAAGTCTGCAACAGGTTTCATAATTTGCAATAGTTGTTCTAACACTGGTAACAGTGCAGCACCGATTGACTCTTTAGTTTCATCAAGCGCTATTTTCATGCCTTTCATGCGACCGTCGAATGATTCTGCTGCGACTGTTGCTGCGCCGCCAAACGATGTTGCAAGCGCGTTTGTTATGTCATCAAGACTGCTACTGCTATCAATCACACCTTTAAGCGACGGGTCAAGTTTTGTTAACGCTGCAGTCTGACCGTTAGCTGCTTTACCTAACGCCAATGTGACTGTCTCTAAATCTTTGCCAGTAGCCGCTGCAATGTCTAGCGCCGTATTCATTAGCGATTGTGCAGTCTCTACCGAGCCAGTCGAGCGCACTAGGTTAGCCATAGCAGGGCGTAACTCGTCATCAGCGACCGCGAACGCGCGTGACATGCCCGATATAAATTCCTCATTGCTGGCAATTACATCGTCAGTAGCCATTGCGCTAGTGCGCAACTGTTGCGCTAACAAGTCCTGTGCTTTTTGATCCTCAACTGCTGCTTTAGTTGCAACTGTTAGACCTGCAGCCAATGTGCCAATAACTGCGACTGCTGGCAACATTGCTTTTTTTAATGCAAACGCCGATTTAGCGCCAGCGCCTTCAAGTTGTTTAAATTCTGCAATTGCTTTTTTAATGCCTTTGTCACTAAATTCGCTAATAATTGGTATAGATAGTGACATGTTTAAATGTCCTTTTGCACTGTGCGTATTGTGTCTAAAATCATTGCCTGCATTTCGCGCTCAATCTTGCGTCGTGCTTTGTAAACCGCTGGGCCGATAAGTCGAGTGCGACCAGCTGTTACTGGCTCAAGATTGTTGCTTAATTTGTTTGCGTTTGCGCGACCTGCTGTTTCAAAGATTGCTGCTGCAGGATCTTTTTGCTCAATCAGGATTACGCCAACAGCGTTGCGTCGTGTGTCAAATCTCATGCGTACACCTTTGACTGCTTTGCTGACCGTGAATGGGAATACTTTGCGACCGTTACTAGTCCAATTGTAAGCCATGCCAGATAATGGCACTTGTGTATAGACCGCCCTGCCAGCGCTAATTGCTGGCTCAGCAATTTGTGTTGCCTGTGCTTTAAAGTCTTTTTGTAACTGTGGGTCAATTTTGCGTAGCGCGTTAATAGTGTCCTTAACACCGACCACCTGAATAGTTGTTGACACTGGCATTAGCGCGCCTTGCGATCTTTGTTAATCATCTCGATGACGGTGTTCATGTCATCTAATTCAAATGTGATCTCTGACGGCCAAAATCCTGTTGCCACAAGTATCTGCGCTAATCCGTAGCGGTATGAACCGCGTCTGCTTTTGGGTCGTTCGTATCAACCACCTCTAGTTTCAAAATATCTTTTATGTAGTCATCAAGTAGCGCTGGGACTGT